TGGTATGTCAATAGATGGGTTAAAACTTTAGAAAAAGAAACAGTTAACATTAAAGTTATAGATGAATAATGTGGGTATTTAATCTTGCATTAATATCAGGAGTTATGGTAGGCTTAGAACTTAAATTTCTAGAGAAGAATGCTCCATACACGTTTTCTTTAGTAATAGACCTATTCATAATTCGATTGATATTACAAAAGCTTAAATATGTCAGATGATGCAGATAAAACGCAAGATAGATTAGAAAAAGAAGATGCTATTCGCCGTAAGGAAATGGATAGCATGAAATATATAAAAGCAACGGGTCACTGTTTAAATTGCGGCACAAAGCTTAAAGACTTAAGACGTTGGTGTGATAAAGATTGCGCTGACGATTGGGAATACAACGTCAATAGACGCAACCAAACGTGACATTTGCGTAAAAATACGCAATAGTCACCCACAAGGAGAGAGGTATGGCTACAAAATCAACTAACCCTACTACTAGGGAAACATCTGCCACTACATTCGATAGAGGCGAAAGAAATTTAATCGTTACCATTCATCATGGTGTTATCAAAATTAGACCTAAAGGATTAAAGTCAGAGGAAGTTATTAACATTGCTGCTATCTATGAGCATGCAGTTAAAGCCCGCGTTAGGGGTAAGTAATGCCTAACTTAATTACGCTTGACTTTGAAACATACTATGATAAAGAGTATGGCTTAAAGAAATACACTACCGAAGAATACATCAGAGATGAAAAGTTTGAAGTCATAGGTGTAGCTGTTAAGGATAAGGGTGTAACTAAATGGTTTACAGGAACACATGCTGAGACCAAAGCTTTCCTAGACTCATACAACATGCATGAACACTTTGTGTTAGGACATAACATGAGGTTTGATGCGTCTATACTGTCGTGGATATTTGATATACACCCATTAGGTTTATTTGATACCATGAGTATGGCTCAAATTTTACATGGGTTAACTGAGTCTGTATCTTTAGCGAATCTCTCTAAGTTATATGAGTTAGGTGAGAAGGGAACAGAAGTCCTTGACGCTTTAGGTAAACGCCGATTAGATTTCACACACAATGACTTAGCCAAATATGGTGGTTATTGTATCAATGACGTAGAACTTACCTACGAACTATTCACAGAGTTAAAAGATAGGTTTACTGCACCCGAAATGAAACTTATTGATTTAACTATCCGTATGTTTACAGAACCTAAACTAGAACTTAACAAGGGATTGTTGGTGAGACATCTGGCTGAGGTTAGAGCCAAGAAAGAAGACCTACTTAATTCAGTAACGGTAGATAAAGATACGCTTATGAGCAATCCTAAGTTTGCTGCCATTCTCGAAAGCATGAAGATTAAAGTGCCAATGAAAGAAAGCCCTGCCACAGGTAAACAAACGTATGCGTTAGCTAAAACAGATGAAGGGTTTAAAGCTTTACTAGAACATGAAGACCCTTATGTCCAAGCCCTAGCTGCAGCTCGTATAGGTAATAAATCTACCATTGAAGAAACAAGAACAGAAACCTTTATCAACATAGCTAACAGAGGAAAACTTCCTGTTCCTTTAAAGTATGCAGGTGCAGTCGTGTCTCATCGATGGAGTGGGGTTGATGGTATTAATCTTCAAAACTTACCACGGTCATCACCTCTTCGCCGCGCAATTTGTCCCCCAAAAGGATTTAAAATTGTTGCGTCTGACTTAAGCAATATTGAATTGCGTCTTGCGTATTGGTTCGCTCAATCACATGGAAAGATACAGCAGATTAAAGATGGTATAGATTTGTATACACAATCAGCAGCGGACATTACAGGGACACCATACAACGAAGTTAACAAAGACCTACGATATATATTTAAGGTAGTAAATTTATCGGGTATCTATGGTGTAGGGGCTAATAAGATGCACTCTATATTAAAACAAGGCGGTGTAGACAAAGACTTAAACGAAGTTAAAAACATCGTGTATGCTTATCGCAAATCAAATCCCGAACTTGTTGAAGCATGGCAAGATGCAGGCACTATGCTTGAAAGTGTAAGAGCAGGGCAACACTATACGATGGGTAATGGTGGAATTATATCGAGTGTTCCAAAAGAAGGCATGATGAAACCTAATGGCATGATGTTAGGATTACCTAACCTTCGTAAATTAAAGACCGATATGGGCGAGTCGTGGGCATATGATAAGTTAATGGGAAGAACTTTAATCCCCGAATATATTCACCCGTCTAAAACATTTCAACGCTGCATACAAGCGTTGGCTCGTGATATAATAGCAGAACAGTTAATACAAGTAGCTAAAAGGTATACTGTTGTAATGACTGTGCATGATGAGTTAGTTATGTTATGTAAAGACGCAGAAGTAGACGATTGTATAGCTTATGTTAAAAAGTGTATGACTACTGCGCCCTCTTGGTGTAGCGATTTACCACTCGGTTGTGAAGTGGGTGTAGGTGATAACTATATGGATGCTAAGTAATGAACTACTATGAAATAAGCACTAAGTCTACTATAGCTAAAGAACTATATGACTATGCCTTCAATCCTCAGCCGTGGTTTCCACACTACAATTTTAATGTTAAACCTATACCACCAGATATAGTAGCACAAGATAAATTTTTTAGGTGGCTACACGCAAGGTATGAGTTTATTGTAGGAATACTAAGATTAGACCCTTACACTTGTTATGATTGGCATACAGATACAAGACGTGGTGTAGGTATTAATATGTTATTGACTCCGTTCGATAGAAGTGTTTGTGCCTTTGCTCCTAACAAAGAAGGCGCAGTGTTTGAGATAGAAGAATTAAAATATAAACCCGCAACGTATTATATATTTAATACGCAAGAGCCACATACAGTATATAATTTTGAAACAACTCGGTATCTTATGAGTGTTGAATTTGCTAAAGATAAAAACCAATTAACCTTTGAAGACTTACTAAATGATATAAGGACACAGTATGAAAAAGACCGCACGTAATGACGTAACAGGCGATTGGTTGCATAGTAAACCTAATAGTGAAATGTTTGAAAAAAATTGGGATTTGATATTTGGTAAGAAAAAGAAAGAAGTTTTACCCGAGTATGAACTTAATTCATCAACAGGCGAAGTCCAAAAGGTAGATAATGGCGACACAACAAATTCACAAAAGTAGACGGCATGCTGACCCGTTCAAAACAAAAACAGGCAAAGATAGATTGAAAGCCTTATCTTTAAAAAAGCTATATGAGTTATTAGATAAAGCTGCAGAAGGTAAACATAAAACAAAAATAGCAAAAGAAATTGCTAGGAGAACTCTAATTGGCTGAATTTAAAACGTGGTCTTACTCGAGTGCTACTACATTCGAAAAATGTCCTAAGCAATACTATCATCTATATGTAGCAAAAGATATTAAGCAAGACCCAAACGTAGAACATTTTCTTTACGGCAACGAAGTCCACAAAGCCTGTGAGTTATACGTTAAGTCTGCTACACCGCTTCCTGAGAAGTTTAATATGTTTAAGCCGACGCTTGATAGGTTAATATCAATTCCAGGAGATAAATACTGTGAATATAAGTTAGGCTTAACAAAAGACTTGCAACCTTGTGACTTCTTTGCTAAAGATGTTTGGTGGAGGGGTGTTATTGACTTATTAGTTATCAACCCCGAAACTAAGTTAGCTACCTTAATTGATTATAAAACAGGTAAGTCAAGTCAGTATGCAGATACGAGACAGCTATCTTTGTTTAGTGTAGCTATTTTTAAACACTTCCCAGACATGTTAAAAATTAAGTCTGGATTGGTTTTCTTAGTAAGTAAAGAGATATTAAAAGAAGATTATACAAGTGATAAAGTAGAGGACATGTTTGCAGAATGGAGTAAAATAGTATTACGTATAAACGGGGCTTACGAGTCAGGGGTATTTAATGCTGTTCCTAACTTTGCATGTAAGAAGTTTTGTCCTGTTCAATCATGTTCACATTGGGGAAAATAATGGCAAGAGATTATAAAAAAGAAAACATATATAAAGCACAACCAGAACAAATAAAATTGCGTGTAGCTAGAAATAAAGCTAGACGACAAGCTATTAAAGATGGTAGAGTAGAAAAGGGTGATGGTAAAGAGATAGACCATGTTATCCCTCTTAGTAAAGGTGGAAGTAATACTAAAGCAAATACTAGAATTAGAACTAAAAGTCAGAACAGTTCTTTTAGTCGCAATAGCGATAATTCAGTTAAAAAGAATACACCTTTAAAAAAGAAATAGTTTTTTCGCAAGACGTGAGTGCGATATAACCACGTCAGTTAACAATAAGAATTTCGACATGCTCGCTTTCATCTTATGTGTTAACATGTAGGGCTAGACGCGTCATTACCTCTCTCGATGTCGCGTCTATTTTTATCACTAGGAGATTGCATTGGAAGTATACAAAGACAAGGCGTTGATAGTTAATACAAAACGTCCACAACTTATTTTAGATAAGATACCTAAAAGTAAGATTATAAAAGCCTATGATAATGGTGTAAGCCAAGTCATAGTTAATTGGGGTTTAGATGAAGTTATAACCCTATCAGACATGAAGGTTAAAAATCCTCCTTCTCCTATATCACGTGACTACAGCTGGCCTGGTATTCACAAACCATTTGATCATCAAAGAACAACAGCTCAGTTTCTTTCTGCACATAGACGTGCTTATTGCCTATCAGAAGCAGGCACAGGCAAAACATCTGCAGTAATATGGGCTGCTGATTATTTAATGAACCAAGGTAAAATAAAAAGAATGTTAGTGGTATGCCCACTATCAATTATGCAAGCAGCATGGCAGGCTGATTTTTTTAAAACAGCTATGCATAGGTCTGTAGGTATTGCTCATGGCTCTGCAGAAAAACGTAAAAAAGTATTTGATGAAAAAACAGATGTAGTTATCATCAACTATGATGGTATAGAAATTGTAGAGAAAGAAATCTTATCTGGCGGTTTTGATTTAATAGTAGTTGATGAAGCTAACTATATCAAGACTGTCACGACACGTCGCTGGAAGTCAATTAATCGTGTGGTAACACCTAACACATGGTTATGGCTTATGACAGGAACACCCGCTGCTCAATCACCGGCTGACGCATATGGACTGGCTAGACTTGTGAACCCCGCATCCGTCCCAAAATACGCAGGAACATTTAAGGATATGGTAATGCAGAAAGTCAGTCAGTTCACCTGGGTGCCTAGATTTAATGCGCAGGACATAGTATTTAAAACACTACAACCTGCCATTCGTTATACCAAAGAAGAATGTCTTGACTTACCCGATGTTTTATATACAACTCGCGAAGTTCCACTTACTCCTCAACAAGATAAGTATTATAAGAAGTTGAAAAAAGATATGTATATGGAAACATCAGGTGAAGAAATTACTGTTGTTAATGCAGCGGTAATGCTTACCAAACTCCTACAAGTAAGTGCAGGTTCCATATATTCGGATACAAGAGGTATCATAGAGTTTGATGTGTCTAATCGCATGACGGCTTTAAAAGAAATTATAGAAGAAGCTAGCCACAAAGTTATCGTATTCTGCCCTTTCCGTCACAGCATAGAAAAGATAATGGCAGAACTACACAAAGATAAAATTACCTGTGATTGTATACATGGAGATGTGTCTATGAATAAACGCACAGAAATATTTAAAAGTTTTCAAGAAAGTAAAGACCCCCAAGTATTAGTAGTCCAACCTCAAGCTGCATCACATGGAGTTACCCTCCACGCAGCTAACGTAGTTGTATTTTGGTCACCTGTTATGTCTGTTGAAACCTACATACAATGTTGTGCTCGTATGGATAGAGCCGGGCAAAAAAATAAAATGACTGTTGTGCATTTACAAGGTAGCCCTGTTGAATCAAAAATATACAGAATGCTACAAGGTAAAATAGATAACCATATTAAATTAGTAGACCTTTATAAAGAGGAGTTTAGTGATGCGTAAACCCCTTACAGAAGAACAAAAGAAAAGAAATCAAGAAAAACAAAACGAATATAGAGTAAATAATCCTGAATGGTATATGCATAATAAAGCTAGACGACGAGCGATAGATAGACAAATTGAGTTTAATCTTGAAGTAAAAGATATAGTCATGCCTATTAATTGCCCTGTATTTAAAAAATACAAATTAAAAAAAGAATATAGTGAAAAATCGGGACCTAAACCTTGGTCTCCATCACTTGATCGAATAGATAATTCAAAGGGTTACATTAAAGGTAACGTGCAAGTGATAAGCAATAAAGCTAACACAATGAAAGGTAATGCTACACCCGAAGAACTATTACAATTTGCTTATTGGGTAATACTTACTTATGGACATTTAATTGATAAAGATAGTTGACAAAGTAAATTGTTGTGCTATACTGTTATTCTTAATATTTGAAAGGAGAGTATATGGAATTAGATGACAACAAGATAGAAAAGCTTATGCAAGCATCAGTTAATATGCGTGATAAGATTGAAACTTTGGAAAAAGAAATTACTGATATTAAAGTGCAGAAAGATAAAGTTGATTTGGCTCTTAATGAAGCGTGTAGAACTTTAAATGTAACAAGTTTAAAAACTAAAGTAGGAACGTTATCAAGAACTTTACGCACACGATATTGGACAAGTGATTGGTCTAGCATGTATGACTTTATACTAGATAACAAAATGCCTGAGTTCTTTGAGAAAAGACTAGTGCAGTCGGCAGTAAAAGAATATCTAGAATTGAACCCCGACAAAGCACCGCCAGGATTACAAGCAACAAGTGAATACACAGTAAGAATAACTAAAAGTAGAGAAAATAAGGAGAATGTATGAATACCGATTTAGATGTATTTGGTAGCACCGCAGTAGCAGCACATACCCGTCGTGATGATGGTTTTACAGCCAATATCACAGGTAGTTCAATGACAGCCAAACGTATTTCTATACGAGGCGGTAAATTTAGATTGATGGTTAATGGTAAAGAAATTGAGAAGTCTAATCAAGACGCACTTGATATAGTTATTGTTAATGCATCACCTCATGTGCATCGTATGTATTTTGCTAAAGAGTTTAGACAAGGTGAGAAAATGCCACCACCAGCCTGTTGGTCTTCAGATAGTTCAAAACCTGATGATACTGTTTCTGAGAAACAAGCAGATACATGCCTAGCATGTCCTCAAAATATTAAAGGTTCTGGTCCATCTGGCACTAAAGCTTGTCGTTTTAGTAGACGTATTGCAGTTGTTCGTGCTGATGATTTAAATGGTGATATATATCAAATGACTTTACCTGCGCAATCTATATTTGGTAATGGCACTAAAGACCGCAAGCCTTTACATGAATACACAGACTACGTTCGTGCTAATGGTCAAAACTTAATGTCTGTTATATCAAGAGTTTCTTTTGATGAAGACTCATCAAGCACAAAGATTGGCTTTAAACCAATCAGAGTATTAAATGATGAAGAGTATGCCATATGTTCTACAAAATCAACTTCTGATGAAGCTAAACGTGCTATTACACTATCAGTAAGCGTTAACAAAGAAGAAGATGGTGAAGAGTTTGAACAGAAAAAACAACAGCCGATTGCTAGACCTGTTGACCCTGTAATACCTAAAGTAGAAGATGATATTCCAGAACCTACTGTTCGTGCTACAGAAAAACCTACTCCAGCACCTGCTCCAAAACCAGCAACACCAAAAATTGATCAAGGTGATGTTAGTTTAGATGATTTAGTATCTGATTGGACATAGCATGCGTGGATATTCACAGAGTATAGTAGAGGCTAATTTAAAAGCTAAAGAAACAACAGGGACTCTTTTAGGTGCTATTTGTATAGCACTTAAATACCCTGCAAGTCAAGTAGCTAAAGAGCTTAACGTTTCTCGTCAAACGGTGTATGATTGGTTTTCAGGTAAAGCAAGACCCTCTAAGCGAGTTGACTTAAAAATCAAGCACTTAGTAATACGCTTAAAGCAAAACTAAATAACCTGCAATGCAAGCAGGTGGTTAAGCCCCTCCCGTTTAACCAGTCATCAATACGGCACCGCTATCTGCCGTTTGCATACGGTAGCACCTATTCAGTAGCAAAACTTATTTCGAGAGAAACATGCAAACAAAAGAATTTTTACAACACGTTTGGTCTGACCAAGGATACTATTGCATAGTAGGTAAAGACCAACAAAACATAGTCACTCCTAAATTCATAGACACCATAAATGATGCAATAAAAGTAATTGATAGATTTTTAGAAGATAAGCAAGATGTTTATTTTGCATGCTCTACATGGACAGAAAATACAGAACGTAAAAAACACAATGCTAAAGAACAAAAAATATTATGGCTTGATATAGATTGTGGCTTTGACGCTAAAAAACGTAAATGGAAAGATTACGAAACTAAAGACGAAGCTTTAATAGCACTACGCAAATTTACAAATACCACGGAGTTGCCAGAGCCTACAATTGTTGACTCAGGTAATGGTATTCACTGCTATTGGTCTTTAACAGAACCTATAGATAAAGCTATATGGCTACCTGTAGCTGAAGGATTTAAATTTTTATGTGCTAAACATGGACTCAAAGCTGATGGTGCTTGCACCGCTGATGTTGCTCGTATACTTAGAGTGCCTAATACAAAGAACTTTAAAAACTTTGAAAAGCCTTCTGATGTAGTAATACTTAATGAAGGTAAAGCTACACCCTTTGATGAGTTAGCAAGACTTATCCCTATACATGTGTCAGATAAACCTAAAGCTAAACGACCTTTAGATGAAGCAACAAAAGCTATACTAGGAAATAACTCTTCTAAATTTATGAAGATTATTGAACGCTGCCGTAAAGATGATGGCTGCGCACAATTAGTTCATATCATGACTAAACAAGCTACTGTAGAAGAACCGCTATGGAGGTCTGGTTTATCTATTGCAGCATACTGTGAAGATGCCGAAGCCGCCATCCATAATATTTCTAAACATCACCCCGACTATGAATATGCTAAAACAGAAACTAAAGCTAACGGCATTCCAGGCCCTCATACATGTAAACAATTTGAAGGCTTACGTCCTGAAGGTTGTGATGGATGTAAACACAAAGGGAAGATTACTTCTCCTATAGAATTAGGTAGGGTTATTCTTCGTTCCAAAGGTGCCGATAATGTTATTCAAGCTAAGTCAGAAGAACTTGGAGAGATAGTAACGTATCAAATTCCTGATTATCCTTTCCCGTATTTTAGAGGAAAGAATGGTGGTATATACAAAACGCTTGCAGGGGAAGAAGAGGAAGCCATTTTAATTTATGATTATGACTTTTACCTTGTAGAAATATTACATGATCACGCCTCTGGTTTTTGTGCCTGGTTTAAGATGCACTTACCATTTGATGGAGTGCAAGAATTTATAGCACCAGTAACTCAATTATTAACTAGAGACACAGCAAGTAAAGTTCTTAATTCAACAGGTATATTTAAAAATGGTAAACGACTAGACCATGTTATTGATTATATTATTGCTGTATTAGAAGCACACCAAAAACAAAAGAAAGCAACTACCATGTATAGACAATATGGTTGGAATGCTACCTTTAATAAAATAGTAATTGGTAATCGTGAGATTAGTGCTTTTGGTATTAAGTATGTTCCTGTATCAGAAGATTTAAAAGACGTTAATTCTACCTTGCAGAAAAAAGGTTCTTTTGATGAATGGAAAAAAGCTATATCAGTATATGAAAGACCAGGCATGGAATTAAGAGCATTTGGTTTCTTCTGTGCGTTTGGATCATTACTCATGCCTTTCTTTAAGACAAGAGAAAAATCAGCGGTAATTAATTTATATAATCCTGGCACAGGTCAAGGTAAATCTACAGTATTGCAGGCTATGACTAGTGTTTATGGTAACCCAGAGATGAATGCAAATCTTATTCAAGTTTGGGGAGATACAGGTAATGCAGTTATTAATCGTATGGGGTATATGAATAACTTACCTGCTGCCGTAGATGAATTTACTAAAGTAACTCCTGACCAACTACACGACTTCCTAAAGTTTATGTCAATGGGTCGAGGTAAAAATAGATTAAGTAGTGCCGGAGTTAATAAAGAAAGACAAAATGACACTATCTTTAATTTAATATGTGTGGTCTCAAGTAATACAGATTTTAGAACAGTTATGTTTTCAAAGAATGCTAAAGCTTCAGGTGAAATGGCTAGGTTCTTACAATTACGTATTGAAAAAGATAACTCTTTAACTAAAGAACAAGCAGATAATTACTTTGGTAGGTTGTTTGATAATTATGGGCATGCTGGAGAAATATATGCTCAATGGATTATATCTAATTTAGATACCGTTAAAACCGCCCTATCAGACACTCAAAAGAATATAGACAAAGCTTGGAACATTACAGGAGAAGACCGTAAATATTCAGCTACATTAGCTGCTGTGTTTTTAGGGGCTAAAATAGCTAAGGCACTGGGCATTCATAATATAGAGATAGAACCTGTCCAAAAAGCTATATATGCAGAATTAGAAAAATCAAAAATTGATTTAAAAGCTCGTGATTTTGATGCCATGGAAACTTTAACTGAGTTTTTACATGAAAACTTAAAGAATACTTTAGTTATTAATAGTAAAACCGATGCTCGTTCTGGATTACTAGAGGCCCCTTTACTCAAACCAATCTATGAGTTAAGAGTAAGAATTGAACCAGATGTCAACACAATATACATTCCTGTAGGTATAATGCGCACATACTTAGAAACTAAGGGAAATGTAACTATGGAAGATTTTGTAGCTAAACTTAAAGACAATAACATTTTAAAACCTAAATCAGGCGAACTTAAAGTTATTCAAAAAGGTTTAGAGGTTAGCGGTTCAGGAAGAAGATGCATATGGATTGATAACTCTACGTTTGATGATATAAAAACTAATAACTTACCATTGGATATACCACGAAGTGTTAACTAACGGAACAGATTACCAAATACTTTGGTCTGAATTTAAACCAGGCTCATCTATCTTTTTACCTGCAATTGACACAGATGCAGCGGTGGCTGCTATTACAAAAGAAAGTGAACGATTAGAATTTGAGTTTGTTCACAAAGTAGTCATTGAGGATAATGTAAAAGGTATTCGAGTTTGGCGCTTATAACCCAGATTCAAACCTAATTCTTTGAATGTATTTAACGTCTCGATCTTCAAATTTAGATATATGATCAAGCATGTTTGTTTCTTCTTGCCTAATATATCTAATTTTTTGTTGTTTTTCGTCAGGAGACATTTGTTTGTTTTCTAAAATTCTGCGTTCAGAAGCTCTTAGTTGGCCTAAATATTTACCTATGTTATCCATTAAACCTTTTCTTGCAATAAGGCCTTTGTTGTTATCTTTATTTACATATTCTAAAGTTTCTTCAGGGCCTCTAAATTTTTGTTTATCTTTATAGGTATTATAAACTTCATCTATAATATCTCTTAATTCATAGTAATCGTTTTTAGCACGGGTGCCAAACTCTTTAGAATAGAATGCAGAGGTACCAGGAAGAGCATTAATATAATCTTGTGTAGATTTAGTAGGTAATATATCCCCTCTAATATCAGCCATCATATCATTAGTAACCATGCGTAGTAATCCTGCTGTATAGCCCAAATAACCATCAAGATAGTGATCCAATTTCATAGGCGCCATACCTGTGTAACCACCTAATACTTTAGCAAGTTCAGAAGTCCTAGCAGTATATTGCATCTCTTCTTCTTTACCACCAGCTCCTGTTCCTACAATAGGTCTACCTGTAAAGGTATCATAGTTCATTACACCTTCAACAAGAGGTTTAATGGCTTGTGGATAAGCTGATGGTGCAGCTAAAGCATTTACTAAGCCGTCTTTCATAGCCTTGGCCATTTTAGTTCCATCTTCATCTTGTTTATATAAAGTATGGTATAGATGTTCAGGAATAATTTTAGTAATTAAGGAAGCTAAGTCTGGACGAACAGGAACACTTAAACCACCCATGCCTGGGAATATAAATCTTCTGTCTCTAATGGTTGGATCTAGTTTTTCATAGTCATCGTCATCGGCAGTTAGCGCACTATAAATTAGGCTAAACAGCATAGTTTTCATAATAGTATTTCTAAGAACTCTATAAGCTTCTGCACGTTGAGAAGGAGCAATACCTCTTCCTGTAGCAACTTTCATCATTACATTTAAAGATTGTAGGTAAGCACCAAAGAACGGAATAACTTGACGGCCTACAGATACTAATTTATTAGAACCTGTTCTTCTAAAATTAATTACCTCAAATGCGCGTTCAATAGCAAGAGATTTATCACCTGTTTCTTTTAAAGTTTGATTATAAATAGCTTGACGAATTACATTATCAGAAGCCATAGAAAATTTTTGTAACGGGTTTTTAATCATACGATCAAACAATCCTGGTTTCTTTAACCCCGCTGCAATTTCTGCGTCTAACCTACTAATTTCAGCACTATAATCTCTAATACCTACAGCACCTACGCTTTTTAATAGAGCTCTAGCTTTACTAGTTCCACTAGAAGTTCTATATATTTCTTTAGCCACTTCAATAGGAATCATAAAAGGATTTTCTACGCCAGAAGTTATCATTGCACTATAAGCATCTTGGAATACTTGAGATACAGAAAACAACGGGTATAACACAATATTTTGACGTAAGACGTTTGCTATTTTTGCCAGTTTAGGGAAGGCAGGAAGTGCTACTGTTTCCATACCTGTAAATGCTTTTACAAAAAGAGGATCTTCAAAACGATATTTAACAATACCACCGTTTTGCCAAATACCAATTGTATTGTTTGTAGGGCTCTTAGCATTAGGAGGTAACTTAGTTACTTCATCTTCTAAGTATTGATCCGCTGCTATAACTAAGTTTTGTGCCGTTTTATTATTAATACCTTTTTTAATTACGTAAGTCATCCAGCGTTCCATGTTATCAAACACGTTGTTAACCGGCTGATTACTACCTTTAAATCTAGGATCAGTTTTAGCTCTATCTAATAAACCACGAGTATATTCTTTAGGACCTTCTTTCTGTTCTATTTGCTCAACACGATAGAAAGGCACATAGTCCATTACATCTAATAACCCTTGCGCTTGTTCTGCAGAATAAAGACCTGAATCTACACCAAACTTTAATACTTTAGCTCTAATACTATTCCATTGATCAACAACCCCGTTTAGTCCTGGATAGGTGTCAAATAGTTTGAGAGCATTATTAATTTCTTTTGTGGTCATATGAATATGTTTATATTCTTTTTCCCATTTAGCTTTAGCTTCTTTATCTTTACCAGCTAGCATCATATCTAGAACATCTTCTTTTAACTCTTTATTCTTTTCTTTTAAGCTATTTAAGCGTTTACCAATCAACGCTGCATGAGCATACTTCTCCATAGTTTCATAAGGAATACCTGCCTTATCAGCAAGGGCCTTAATATTAAGCATCATCTTCTTCCAACTTGTGTTAGATTTTGATACAACATATTTATGCAAACTAGGATCGTATTTAATATCACCTTCTTCTAAAAACTGATGAGCAGGTGCTTCACTATGTAACGCTTGTGATGTGCTAATGGAATGTAATACTTTTTTAGTTTCTGCCCATTCAGCGTTTTCTTCTAACCCACGACGTATAGCATTACTTAAACCTGCATCTGATGAGAAGAAGTTAGTTTCGGCAGTGTCAAGGAAATGCTGCCATCCTTTAAACCTATCTCTAACAAATTGTTTAGGATCGTCTTTAAACTCTTTGAATGCTGATGCCTCTTCAACTTTTTCAGTTTTAAGGTTTGTATTTTTAAAGTATGCTGCAGCTTTTTCATTATTATCTTTTGCAAACATTTTATCTTGAGGCGTGAAGTCAGGTATGGTAGCGTTACCCACTTGACGTGTGCCTGTAAACAAGTCGGGTGTTAATCCTACTACATCACTTAATAAGGTATTAGATACATCACCTAAGTTTAGAAGTTGTTTAACGAAGTTAAGGAAGTCTGTCCATAGTGAATTAACAGGCGGAGCATCGGGAACAACACTACGTTCACTAGCTAAGAATTTTTGGAAAGCTTCAGTATTGTATGCGTTAGCAATAAACTCATCCATATCTTTAAAGGCTTCACCAAATTTAAGTTCCTGTTGCATAGCAGCAACTTCAGCTACGTCAAATATATCTACTAATTTATTACCTAGTGGTGTGCGTCCAACAGGTCTACCATTTTTCATGGTTACATGTTTTTTTAATTCAAAGGCCGTGGCACTATGTGTCGCTTCGTGAAATATTGTATCTACACCTGCATCAGGGCTAATAGTAGTTTTGTTTTGGAAGGGCTCAAACAAACCATATTCACCTTTCTTCATACCCATAACTTTATATGTGCCTTTAGTTACATTAGGCAGTTTAGATATAACATCTAGTAATATCTTTTGAACAGGGTTTAGTTTATCTAAATGCTGTTGTCTAATAATAGTAAGGGCTTGACCTAACGTTTTAGCAGGCTTAGTTGTATTAACTATAGCTTTACCTTCAGCACTACCTTCTAGGGTAGACTGCATTCTTTCTTGTTTTAATCCTGTAAAGTCATCGATGAAGGCATCAATCATACTATCGTATGATTCTTTATCAGTAGCAAATTGTGATTTTTTATTCTTACCTAATTTTTTAGGTTCATATCTAAAGAGTTCATTTTGAAGTTTATTAAACGCTTCTACTTCTTGAGGTGTAGGTGGACGGTTTAGAATCTTATCAATTACAGACTCCATACGTTGATCTATAATATATTGTTTACCCTCTGCAATTTTTTGTTTACGTTGTTTATCATTTAAGATAGGGTCGCGTAACTCATCAATAAGATATTGTGGAGGTGGGTTTTTTAAGTTAGTTAGATTGGAAGCTAATAGCTGTCCTTGTTTAACTAAAGGGTAGGTAGGAGGTATAGATTTAAGAAGTTCCGCTTCTTGTTTAGAACGTTCAATATTACGTCCTTCTCTCACAGTTTTTAAAAACTCTGTTCGTGCTCTATCTCTAATAATAGGATCTGGATCGGAAAGCCTATCTGTAAATGAAGTAGGTGTTAGGTTGTCTTCAGGTTTAACGTATTCTTTACGCTCAACTTCTAACGAACCCTCTTGCGGAACTTGCTGTTGAAACTTTTGTTCTTTATCAGAAATATCATAATACGCACCTAAAACTTCTCCGCTCTTAAGAGTCTCTTGAGCTTCTGGAGTTTTAGGTTCTTTTAATGTAACAGGCTGTTGTGTCTCTCGTCCAACAGGTTGTCCAACATTATCCCCAGTAGCGTCCACTCCTCCAACGTCACTTGACTCAACTCCTTCGGGGGTTGCTCGTACTCGTTTGGATTCATCAAGTGCTGGAAGGCTAGTTCTATCTGCTTCGGACTTAATTTTAGGTTGTCTAGTGACATCAATTTTTTCCTTAGGAATCGGTTTTGGTTGTTTTAATTCTATCACAGGAGGCAAAGATTGGATAAAAGTATTCGCTACATCTTCATTTACTTTATCAGGATTTGCTTCAATAACTTGATTTAATAAGTCCCGATTTTCCTGTGCAGATATATCTTTACCAATAAGGGCTTTATAACCATTGCTAGATTTTTTAAACCCTAACGAAGTTAACGTAGCACTATTAAGAACGCTTGATGGTTCATCATCGGCTAAATCTTGCTCTTCCTCTTCTTTGACTTTAACTTTTGGTTTAGCTTGTTTAGCTTTAATAGCATCAGCTTGAGTTTTTATTTCGTCAAATGTAGCATCCATAACATCTTTACGATTAGGTTTAGCTACTTCAGTATCTGCTATATCATCACTAAGTATTTTTTCTTTAGCTTTGTTAACTTCTTTAATTTGACTAGTGGCTTGTCTAACATCTTTATAAGATTGATATCCATGCGAAACACCACCAAGACCTGAACCTACAGCTAAAGCACCCCAACCAGCTTCAAAGTATTCGTTCTTGGCTTGCTCGTCATCTAAAGATAAATTTGCTTGATAACGTTCTGCTACTTGTTCTAGTATTTCAGTAGGTACTTCTGAAATACCTTTGATTGCGCCTTCTCCAACACCTTTAGCCACAAATCTACCAGCACCTCGTTCTGCAATTTCTTTTGTAATTTCTTTTATAGCAGTTTTAGTTCCTACTTTACCAAGACCTAAAGTAAATCTATCTACTACATAACCTAATGGTGCTGTAATAGCTGCCCATTTTTTAGCTTCTGTAGGATTTAAATCTTGAGGCGCATTTTTTTCTAATGCTTGACGTTCCATAAAATGACCGTATTGTTGAACACCATACGTTCCAATACCAACTAAAGCACCCACAACTGGTGCAGCTAATGGCGCCGCTGGACCAGTGACTGCGGCAGTTCCTAAAGTAGCAGCAGCTCCTGTTAATAATGGAATAGCCATTTCAGGACCTGATTTTAAAATTTGTTCTACAAGGAATGAAGGCACTTGCATGCCTGCTGGGATAAGACCTTTTTCTTCAGCTATACGCTGTATGTCTGCTGCAGTTAATGTTTGAACAGCAGGGGCAACTTGACCTTTAGTTTTTATTTCTTGCATCTTAGCTGCAGCCGCTTCCATGTCTTTATCGGTAGCAGCACTACCTAATTCAATACCACGTTTAGCGCCACCTAAAGATTCAAAACCTTCTGTTAAAGCTTGTTTAGCACGAGTTAACATGCCTACGTCTTCAGGTTTTTGAGAGAGTACTTTAGTAGGATTTAAGAATGAAAGAATATCATCATCGGTATAACCTTCTTTTCTAGCGCCAGCCAGATCAAAGTTTTTTTCTTTAGCTAGATACTCATTTATTTCACTAGCTGTATAGCCTTCTTTTAAGGCTCCTTGAACGTCAAATGCCATAATTAATTAGTATTTAACTTCCTGCAAATTCTGTAATAGGTCTTCTGTTAACACCTGGTTGCGCTACACCTGTTTGCGCTACAGCAGGTTGAGCACCATAAGCACCTTCTATATCACCCATAAGAGTTTTTAATTCTTTTTCTAAATATTGTTTTTTAACTAAATCATATTTAGTTTTATCTTCACTAAAATGTGATGTATATGCAGCATCAGGATAATCTTTATTAAAAGCATCTTGAGCTAATTTTGCTGCCTTTTCATATATCTCATAGCCTTTACCTGTTTTACTTGCTCTTTCCTTAAGGTTAGCAATACGCATAGATGTTTCAAGTTCAGCATTCTTCATCTCAATATTAGCGTTAAGTGTTTTGTATTCATTAACATTTTTAACGTATCCTTGAGCATCACCACGTTTTTGAGCATACTCTGCATCATTAAGTTTGTTTTGAGCTTCACGTTTAGTTTTTTCAAGTTCTCTAAGATCTTTAAGCGCTTCTGTTCCTGCTTTAAGTCCTGCAGGCGCTGCTCTTGATAAGCCTTTTAGTAAAGATCCTGGAGTAGAACTTAAGGCGTCTGACATAGCAAACAACATATTAGCATTTGCCATACGTTTAGCAGAATCTGTTTCTGTTTCATTAGCAGCAGCAATATCTTTCATACGGGTCTTATAATAATCAGGGTCTAAACCTAATTCTGTTTCAGCAGCTCTTTGATCTTTAAAATAATCTCCTGCTGTAGGAACGTTTCTTGTAGGTACTAACGCTGCAGCTGCATCTTTATAATAGAACGGATCATATAATTCAGGATCTGTTTTAACACTTTTACCGTAAGCATAATGTTTAACTTCGCCGCCTTGCGCAAAGCCATATTGACCTCGAACACCTACACCATCACGTGAAACGTTAAAGCCTAAGCTATTACCTTCTTTGTCGATTTGTTCTAATAGTGCTTGACGAGAATCTACATTGTATCCTGCACCATAACGTGTGCCATCATCGGTAATGTAACTACCACGAATACTTCTTAAGCCCATGCGATTATCTGGACCAGGAGCTACATCAGCACCTAGAGAAGTTCTACCTGCATTTCTATCTACACTTAAAGCTCTAGCATCAGGCATATATCTAGCATTATATTCATTACCTTGATCAGTCATGTAACGACCACGAAGTTCACTAAGTCTTGGCACAGTGGCACCTTGTGAATTAATAATACCAGCATATTCAGCACCTACAGAACCACGTCGATTACCTAAGTCAGCACCTAAGCCATATTGAGCTGCAATAACTTGTTTTTCTTCGTTAGTAAGTGTGTCAAAACGACTGCGTGTTGTAAGGTCAACATCTCCACCATTATCAAACGCTACGATACCACCACTAGCAAAGTTTTGTTCTTGATACATATCACCTGTATCTAATGAAGCAACTCCGCTATTATCCATAGGTTGATTGTTTTGTGCAAAATTCATAGCTGCTGGTAAGCCTTGTGGTTGTGAGGCTGCGATAGTTTTATCTGCGACACTTTGTGGACCTTGTGCCATAGCTTCTTTAGCTTTTAATGCAGCTAACTCTTTATCTTTTACAACACGTTGCTGTAATTCAAATAAAGCAGATGCTGCCGGTATATTAGCCGCTGCAGCTAACTCAGGATTTTTAACATAGTCTATTAGTTTTTGTTGTGGAATATAGCTTAAATTTTTACCAATGCTCATATTATTGTCCTATGTTGTTTTACCTAATACATTATATAAACCTAGTCCTGCTAAACCTAAACTTGCTACTTGTGATGCTGTAGATGGTTGAGGTGTATAAGCCACTTGTGTAGAACCAAGTGCACCTGCGTTACCACGTAGAATATTACTTAAGTATTCAAGTTGTGATTTAGGATAGTTTTGTGCAGTCAAGAAGTTTTGATAAGCAACGTCAAGACCTTGTTGATTTTGTTGTTGCTGTTGAGCACCTGTAGCACCTTGAGCTTGAAGTCTAGCCAAATCAGTTGTTTGTTGTTGAGCACCAAGTTGACCAAGAGCTTGTGAACCTTGTAGGCCAGCTTGTAAACCAGCAGTTCCTAATTGACCAAGGAGTCCTGCTTGTTGGCCATAGGCTGCTTGATTAAGTTGTTGAGCTTGTAATGACCTAGCTTGATCTTGATTAAATTGTTGCTGTGCATTCATGTATGCATCTTGTTGACCTTTAGTTCTTAAGTCAGCTATGTTTTGATTAGCGCCTCTTTCTTGTTCAGCTTGTAATAAAGTATTTCTAGCGCCACCAAACGTACCGCGACCTATAGCTCCTAGAGCGCCGGCTGATTTAGCTAAGTCTCTTTGTTTTTCAGCTTCTCGTACACCAATATCAGTTACATTAGAAGCATAGGGAGACATGTAAGAAGCCGCCGCTGGGGCTCCAAATGTACCTGTTCCTACACTCATAGGTGTATAACCCATAGCTCCTGTTAACCCTGCAAGTCCTGTACCTAGACCTAATGTAGTGCCTGCTCCTAGTCCCGCTGATGCTGGAGCAAATTGTCCTGGTGTAGCCATACCAAGTGTTTCTTTTTGTACAGCCTCTTGACCTGGAGTAAACCCTGCTACTCTAGCCCCTGTATATGGAGTATAAGGTTGAACACCTGTTACATTACCAGAAGCATCTGTTGAATAAACATTCTGAGCAGTCGACTTCATTAACTGTTCATAGTAAGGCTTTGCATATTCAGGTAAGTTAGTAGAATATGAAGTAGAAGTCTGAGAACCTCCTCCGCCACCACCAGACGAACCACCACCGCCTACATTAAGCGTAAAGAAACTTATTAAGCTTTCTACCCAATTAAACAGATTTAACAATTTCATAAAGTTTTCTCCACTACGTGTGATACCACATTAAGTCCTAATTTTATTTTAAACAATCTTGCTTGCGCATCTTGAGCATATGCTCTAATCTTTGTAATACCATTACTTACACACCACTCTTCATATTGACTTACTGTATTTTTATCAAATAATCCTTTACCCCCCATAGTGGTAGTGTGTGCTACACGATGATTAGGATAAGTAATAACTTCTACTGTAAACGCTCCAACAATATTGTTGTCTTCTAATACAACAAATAATACTTGAAATTCTTTAACTAACAACACTTTTAGATGTTCTACATCATAATCAGCATAGTCATAATTAATAATTGCAGTATTAAGTAAACCTCGTACTACAGGCCACACTGCATGTATGTGTCCAGGTGCTACTATTTGTACTGATTTCATGCCATTAAATATTTATTAGGGTTTATTTGTTTACCTTGTTTAGGATTACCTGTTCTTGCTTTTCGTACTTTTTGCATCATTGCATATAATCTTTTTGATCCTGCTTTAGATGAACCGTTACCTAAATGAGATACAACATCTGCAGGTACTACAAATTCACCATCAGCTAAACGAGCGGGTTGTTTGCCTTCTATTGTAGCAGGTATTGAGTCAGACATACCATCACCTTGACCGTCTAAGTAACCGCCTTTTGCCATTTGTTTACCAAATATTGAAAATAATCCTGATGGAAGTTTTATATTATTAAGACTCGAAGAAGCGGACGGGCTCATTGTTACGTTTACTCCCCCCATACCATATATTCTTTTTATTAATGAACCTAATGAATCCGATGAACCTGATGTAGGATTATTCAAAAATCTAGATTCACCTGAATTCACATTAAGTGAAGGAAGATTATTTAAATTCATGCCAACATCGCCACCTTCAGCATAACCATATGTTTTAGCGTTGTCCATTTCTTGTGCGCTTGCTAAATTATTTAATCGACCAAGTCCGTACCCATTAGTAGGTGGAGGTGATATTTCTGGGTTATCTGTTGAACCATATAAATCTCTTATACCACCCGCTGCAATTGCACCGCCATCGGCATAACCAGGAGGGGCTAATTTTAAAGGTCCTGGACCGCTTAAGTTTAGTGTTCTATATGGGTTAAATGCAGAAGAGTTAACATATCCATAGGTAGGTCTACCCATAGAATCTACACCAGTTTGTTCGTAAGTTTGTTTTTCTTGTGCAGCTAAAGGTTCATCATAGAAATCTTTAGGTTCAACTCCTGCTAATGCAGCCCCACCTATAGGCATATATAATTGGGAAGCTTTACCACCAGCCGCCGCAAAACTGTCTGCTAAACTGGGGTTATATAAAGCTGATTTAGAGGTATTAGCTAAAGATAATGGTATATTTGCATTACCGCCCGCAACAGCACTTGTACCTAAATTAGAAAAATCAATACCAGGTGAACCTACAGTACCGTAACCGCCACCAATGACCTGTGTTTTTGGAAAAGCAGAAGCTAAGTTATTTACATTTGCTTCCATTGCAGTTCCAATATTACCTACTTGAGGAACTTTAGATACAGGTATAATATTATTACCAACAGTGTTAATCCCTTGTTTACCTAATATGTCAGCATTTAATGCAGCTGATGATTTACCTGCTCCCATTATGCCACTCATGCCACCCATTTTAGAGTAAACATCACTAAGACCAAACCCACCATAAGCACCTAAACCAGCCATTAAACCTTGACCTAAATTACCTGTTAATGCTGCGGTAGCTCCGCCTACTAAAAGCCCTGTACCTAAAGCAGAACCCATAAATGAACCTGATTCAAACAGTCCTGAAGCAAAACCTCCAGGGCCTAAGGCAAAACCAGCTGCCACAGGAAGTATTGCTTTAAATACTTTGCCTAAACTAAACGCTTCTGGCATACCAGTATGAGGATTAATAGATAAAGATGCACCATGTTGCTTAGCTAATGCTTGCAAACCCGCAACTTCTTCTTGATTCATATGGACGATTAAATCGTCACCATATCTACCTAGGGAAGCTATACCTTGAGCTGTGTGATGTGCTGTCATACGAAATCCTTGAATTTATCTAATAATATCATGTTTCTAATGCCTTATGCTACTGTAATTGTAGGCGCTATGCCCACTAAGTTAACGTTTCTTACAGGTGGTGCTATCATATCTAACGAAGGAGCGTAGCCTGTAATTGTTAACCCTGTTGCTGTTGGTACTAAAATCGTGTTACTTAATACAATCTTTAAAAACCCACCATCGTTCCACACCGTTCCTGGTCTTAAACCTACGGGGCTAGTAGGTAGTGCTAACAACGTTAACTGATCTATTACAATAGGCGTTGTAGATCCTGCTTGTTTTAAATACACATTAAGTGCGCGTATTAACTGATTAAAATACTCAGGGTTATAGTCACTTGGCGCTAGTGGCAGTACCGGTGGGGCAAATAATAGTAACGCCATTTTTAGCTTCTTAGTCCATCAGGCCTTGCATCTACACGAGGCATACCAAGTTGCCATTGGGTACCTACATCGTTAGAACTAATTTTAAAATTCATCTGACGACCACGTGCTCTAATAAATACTTGATTCGTATATTGATCTATGGTGGCTGTTGATGTCACAATGTCTTTTGCTGTAGTCTGACCTTCGGCATTTGTAGTCGTTGATGCGGCACCTGGAAAGTTTCTAACCCCTACAGTCATAGTGACTTGAGGAACAATCGTAGCCCCCGTCACAGGATTAGTTGTTTCTGATTTATTAAAGTTAACGTCAGGAATAATACGACGTATAAGCAAATATTTATCGCCGTCTTCAATATCTATATCTGCTGATTGTATGTAGGCTGGAATAGGTAATGGCGCTGCGTTATTGGGTTGGCCATCATTAACACCATATTCATGATAATAAACATATCCATCTTTAGCTGCTACTGGGTAATCAATCACACCTGTATCAATCCACGCAGTTCTTTCTAAATCACCAAAATACCAAATGTTTTCAGCATAGTTATAAATAACGTAACGATCAATATCATTAGAGTTTTCAGTACAATAGAACCAGATGACCTCATTAAACTCCGCATTTTGACCTGCAAAGAATATACCTTGTTGTTCTCTATTAATATTATTAAATACATACTGACGAAGCGTACAAGGTAAGGTATCTACACGACCTGAGTATGTATAGAATTTATCATTACCCATCCAGTAAACTACGTTATTAGCGCCAATCACAGTATTAGAACCAAAAATAGTAGTTGCTGAAGAAACTTCTTGTATACCAAATACTTCTGATGTACCTAAGAATTGTAATGAAGACAAAGACACATCGGTCCAAACAAGTATTTCTTGCTTAGTTCTTATTGCTGCTACAATTCTAGAGCCTACAGAAAGCCTTAAATAGCCTGCTGTGTTAGTTAAAGTAGGTTGCCAGTTAAGTGGATCAGGACCAATATCAGCGCTTACATTTGCCCAACGAATAAGAAGTGGATCGTAAGTTCCTAAGTAATTAGGACCAGGTTGAGAAGCATCATAATTAGTACATGCAAAAGCTAATAGATGTCCGCTTGGTGCAAATAGTACTTTACCTACTTGTTGAGGTACAGCGATAGCGCCTGAGATTGAAGATAATAAAATAGCACGGGTGTTAAATGCACTTGTATAGGCCCAATAATATATGTAACTACCTTGTATATTAAAGATTAAGTCGTTATTAAATTTGTCTTGGAATATTAATCGAGCTGGGTAGTAAACAGCACTAGTAGAACTAGAACCCCATGTACCTCGACTCCAAGTACCCGTACCCCATCCATAACCTGCAGTAGAGGTTGTATAGCCTACATTAATTTGAAATGCTGCGGTGATAGCTGTACCACCTTGTGCTGATGTAGTGCTTGTAGCAGCGGTAGTGACTGTAACAGAAAAATTATTAGTATCTATAGCAGTTATTTGAAGTTCTTTATTAAGTTCTGCATTGGGGACTCCACCAGGATTACCTGTTACTCCACTTATAGTTACAAAGTCCCCTGTAATGCCACCATAACCAGAAATAGTAAAAACAACAGTTTTAGATCCACTGGTTGTACTTATGCAGTTATTTGTAGCAGGGGAAGTAAATGTAGCTCGTATAGGGGTGATATCATATATATTAGTACCAGCGCCCACATACATTTTAGTATCTGTGCCAATACCAAGTAATATATTACTGTCTGTTGTACTCCAAGCAAAAAGACTTCGAGCAGAGCCATTATAAGCACCAATATTTTTAGGTGCCCAACCACCCATTTTTTCTGGAAAACCTGAACGGAATCGTACCCACTGAGTATCATACCAGCCGCCTTCTGAAGCGTAATTAGTTTGATCTCGATTGACGCCTGGTTTAAATATGAGCTTACTTAACGGCATTATTTACCTTCAAAAAGTGCTTTTTCGTCTAATCTACGAGTTTGTAGACCTCTGAGTATTTTACCACCTGCGCGACAATATTTCACTAATGATTCCATAGCTTGCGTCTTATTTCCGCGAAGCAGCGCTTGACGGAGTGTTGATCTTTGAAATGTACCCAGACCAAGATTAAAGGCAAAAGATACCAAGCAATCAAATTCACATTGTCTAAGAGGCACGTTAGGTAACATCTTAGATATTCCCAGCTCGAAGCGACGTAAGTCGGATTTAAGAAGTCCATCTATTTCAGCTTCCGTAAAAGTTCTGTTCCAAGAATCAGGCAACAATTTGCCATCCCCGATAAGATGACCAACACCAACAGTCCACAAGTTTGCAGGACAACGATAGGGACGACTACGCACACCCTCGTGATGTTTGATAAGAGCGATGCCAGCTTTTGATACATTCACTTATTTCTTTTCCCAAGTCCTAGCACCAAAGTAGAAACCAATAATAGAACCTACAATAGCCATCTCATCATCAGAAAATATAATGTCCATAGACTCACGACTAAAGCCTGCAGATTTAATAGCCCAAATAAAGCCACCAATATCTACAAATAAAAGTAATGCTACAAAAGTGAAAGCAACAATAGGGCGGACACTTGCGTTAAGAGTTCTAACCCAGGGTGCTGCATCGTGAACCAGTTTTGCATCGTGTTCATATAGTGCTTGACGTTCTTGTGCGAATGTTTCTGCATAAGTACCCTCCAATTCAATAGCTGCTATTTTTTCTTGAGATTGAAAACCTTTTTGAGCCATAAGTAGAGCTTGCTCATTTTGCAACTTAGCCATTTCACGTTCATGTGATTGGTCTCCTTTTTGTTGAAAGAACCCTAGTATGGATGGTAGTCCTGCAGTAGCAAAACCTAGTATGGATGAGAGGATACTAAACATTATCTAAATCCTTTTGACTTTTCATGTTCTTCTAATAACCTAATACGAATAGATAATTCTGCTATTTGACCTTTAAGTTCTTCTTTAAGTCTTGCCCTTGCTTCAGCAGAAATAGGGCTATCAGTAGGTACACCTTGTTCTGTAATAAGATTAGGCATTTTAGATTTAATAGTAATTAAGTC